GCGAGGGGGGAATAATGGGACAGCCCGCATTTAAATTGACAGATCAATCGGGCGTCTATGCCATAGAAAATAAGGTTAATGGCAAAAGGTATATAGGGTCTGCTATCAATATAAGGCGTCGCTTTATTGAACATAAAAGCCCTCTCAGGCGTGGAATACATTGGAATAAATATCTCCAAAGGGCATGGAATATGTACGGTGAGGAATCATTCGATTTTTACCCTGTTTTGTTTTGCGACAAATCAAACCTTATTTATTTTGAACAGAGGGCAATTGATGCCATAGACGCATCCAATCCTAAGGTCGGATATAATCTCCGTCCTAAAGCAAGAAATAATTTTGGGATGCGGCATAGTGCTAAAAGCAAAGCAAAGATAGGGGACGCTATGAGAGGCAGCAAGAACCACAACTATGGAAAACCAATGCCGGAAGATACAAAACTGAAATTATCAAAGGCGAAGATAGGTAAATATGCCTTAGGCAATGCTTATCATGCAAAAGCGATTGTAGATACTTGGAATAAAGCAACCTATTCTTGCATTAAAGAAGCGGCTGCAAAAACTGGTTTACCACCAGCATCAATCAGGGAATGGGCGTCCGGCATTAAAAGAAGCGAAAAGTATCATGGAAGATTCATTTTTGCTGACAAGAAATACCGTCCTAAAATAGAACCGAAAGGAAGACCGATTGGGAGCAAGCACCCATTGGCGCGTAGGGTTGTTGATACATGGACAGGAAAAATATTTGGAACAATTAAAGAAGCTGCTGAAGAGAATGATTTTGATCGCAACATAGTAAGGGATTGGATTGTCGGTCGTAGACCTGGTGGAGTCAATAAAGGAAGATTTAGATATGCAGAAGATGTGGGGAAATAATCAATGTCTAATAAGGCATTTACATTTAAAATAACTGGACTCCAAGAATGTATGAATGCTTTAGAACAATTGCCGACTGTTTCCATGAAGCGTGGAGTAGTCCGCAATGCTCTCAAGAAGGCTGCCGTTCCCATAAAAGACAAAGCTAAATCGAACGCTCAGGGAATACCGATGGACAATAAAGACATCGTTGAATCAATAAAAATCGGCACTACCCTAAAACGCTCACAGCGGGGCAGGCAGGACAGGTCGAGGGTGACGGCATACGTAGGGTCATCCCATCCATTGGCCCATATTTTCGAATTCGGGTCTGCTAAACGGTACACAAAGAAGGGCGCGTATCGTGGGTACATCCCCCCGATGCCATTCTTGCGGGGAGCATGGGACAGCCAGAAGAAGGTGTCCCTTGACATATTAAAAGACGAAATCTGGAAAGCGTTGCAGAAGTCGGCGCGGCTACTGGCACGGAAGGCTGAAAAAGGTACATTGACAGCGAAACAGCGGGCAGGGTTGATGAAATGATCGAGCAGGCAATCAGATACATACTGATCAACGATGCGACCGTGAAGGCGATCACGACGCGCTGTTATCCGGTTACTATCCCTCAGGACCCGACGTATCCCTTAATCCTCTATACCAAGATATCGGGGATGCGTGATCACGTATTGCAGGGGCCGTCAGGCATGGCGCATCCGCGTTTCCAGATCGACGCATGGGCAGAGACCTATACAGGAGCAAAATCCCTCGCCGATGCAATCAGGGGAGCGCTGGACGGCTACAGAGGCACGGCGTCAGGAACGCGAATCGGATCATGCCTCATAGACAGCGAGCGGGACATCTATGAGAGCGAGATAGAGATTTATAGAGTTAGCCAGGACTACGTTGTCTGGCACGTTGAATAGCGTAGCACAATAACAACAGGAGGAAAAAGCAATGTCTGATATGACCGAAGCGCAGGGCACTAAATTAGAGATTTCAACCGGGACGGGCGGGGCGGTAACCATTACCGACATTACCCTTGCGAATCCCACCATATTAACGGCTGCTGCTCATGGATTGAGTAACGGCGATGTCGTGGCGGCTGCGAGTTTCGCCGGCGACGATGCAGCGAGCATCAACGGCAATACCTATGTCGTCATGTACAAGACCGACGACACCTTTGCCATTGACCTTGATTCGACTGGCCTCACCATCACGGACAATACCGATGCGGCGACCATGACGCCGGAAACCTACACGGAAATCGGAAACATCCTTGACTGGGACAATCCGAGCGACACGAAAAACATGATCGACTTTACGACACTGGAATCGACGAGGCAGGAAGAGCGGCCTGGAATGCCCAGGAATGTCGATCTTACGTTCAATCTCAACTGGACCTCTGATGATGCGGGACTGCTGGCTGCCGAAACCGCAAGGGCTAATGATACATTGAAGACGTTCAAGATCACTTATTCCGACAATTCGGCCCACACGTTCACCGGCTACGTTACCGGCATCAACAATAGCGGCGCGATGGATGATAAGGTAAGCGGATCGATCACAATTCGCAGAACGGGAGCTATGGCGTTGACATGATCACTGGATTGAAGCGTATAGACATTGACGGCAAACCGTACTATCTCCGCTTCACTTGGGCAGCCTTGGCGGAAATAGCTGGAAAGTACGGCGACAGTCCGAATTTGTTCGAGCCTGAAACGGTGGCCTTTGTCGGCTCGGCCGGCCTGCGTGAACGGCATCCGGAGATGACGCCGGAGAGGATCATGGAGTTGTCTCCCCCACTGATTCCTTTCGCCAACGATGTGCAGGAAGCTTTACAATGGGCATATTTTGGCGACCAAGGAATTCCTGAGGGTGACGATGTAAAAAAAAAGCAGACCCCGATTGGCTGGGTCAAGCGTATCGTAATGCGGTTCTCGCTGGGATAAGCCCTCTGGAATTCTGGCAGTTGACTCCGTATCAAACGAGGATAGCAATGGAAGCGATTCTTGAAAGATCGGACAAACAGGCATGGATGATAGCGGCGTTCACCAGGACAAAGAAAATGCCGAAGTGGGAATCATTAAGCCGGAAGAAGCGCAAGACACCGCGCCCGGGGCTGGAGCAGGAAATGAAAGCATATTTTGGAGAGGGTAAATAGTATGGCAGAACCTGTGGGGGCCTTGCGCGTTGATCTCAGCGCGAGCTCAGCACAATTTGAAGCCAACATGAAGAAGGCAAAGGACGCGGTGCAGAAAAACGCCTCCGGTATGTCCGCTGCAATGGGGAAGGTGGGTAAGAAGTTTACCGAGGCGGCTACTGCCTTGAATCGTTATGCCGGTTATGCCGTTGCCGGGGCTGCCGTTGCTATGGCGGCCTTTGTCAAGCAACAGATCGATATAGCCGATAAAATGGGCAAGCTCGCCCAGCAGACAGGCACGACATCAGAATTTCTATCCGGCATGACCCTTGTAGCCTCTCAAGCCGGGACCTCCCTTGAAACAGTAGCAAAAGGCATACAGCGTCTTTCGATGAACATGAACGACATGAAGCGTGGCGTCGGAGAATCGAAAGAAACCTTTGAGCTCCTGAATATCAGTGTTGACAATGCAGACGGAACCCTCCGCAATTCCGAAGACGTTATGAAGGAAATCGCCGATAAGTTTTCCAAGATGGAAGACGGCGCCGATAAAACAGCGGCGGCTATGCGTATCTTTGGGCGGGCCGGGGCTGAACTAATCCCGATGCTGAACATGGGAAGCGCGGGAATTGAAGACCTCCAGAAGAAAGCGAAAGAGATGGGGCTTGTAATAGGCACGGAAACAGCATTACAGGCGGCCTATCTCAATGACCAGTTGGATATCCTGATCAAATCCGCACAAGGGACAGGGCGCAGCCTTGCGCTTAATCTTATCCCCTGGCTGAACGAAACCCTCGCCGTAATGAAATTTGCAAAAGAGGAATCCGGTCTTTTGATGGCCGCATGGGTTGGGCTGGGCGCAATCGGTGATGCTATCTTTGGCAGCTCGACGCAGCAGAAAATAAAACAAACGAAAAAGCAACTGGAGCTTTTGCGGACCGAAGGCATTCCGGGGCTTGGTGATTTGGGCGGGATCGCAAGTCAAGAAATCGAAAAACTTGAAAAAGAACTCGCCTCTCTCGAAGCGCAGAAAGAGCGAGAAGACAAAGCTGATAAAGCCAGGATGGAAGCATCTTTAAAACGGTATCAGGAAGAGGCAGATCAGCGGCGCAAAAACACAGAAGAGTTGATCAGACAACAACAGGCTCGAATAGATGCTCAGATCAAGACAAAAGAAGCTGAGAAAGCCGCAAATGCTGAAGCAAAAAAAGCAGCGGAGGAGAAAAAGCAATTAGAAAAAGAATATGCAGACAAACAGGCCGAATTCCAGGATGCTCATAAACGCGCCACCCTCTCTGCAACAGAATATGAATTGCAACAACTCAAATCATTGTATGATGAATACGCGGCTTACATAGATGATAAAACTAAACTGGATGAATGGTATGCCGCAGAGAAGGCGAATATCCTCGATAAGAGTGTTGAGAAAGAAAAAAGTAATATCGATGATCTCAAAGCCGCAATCGAAGGATGGGGAAGAGATTCTGCCGATGCGATAGTAAAATTCGCCCGGACAGGTGAGATGTCATTCAGCGATATGATCGACTCGATGATTGATGACCTCCTGAGAATGATGATCTATCAGAACATTACCCAGCCGCTATTCGGGGCAATCTCCGGCGGCCTCGGCTCTTTCTTCGGTGGAGCTGCGGGTGGCGCTGCGAGCATCCCTGCCACTACTGGGCCGTCTGTATTGGCCGCCAAAGGCAATGTCTTTAAGGGCGGCAATGTCATTCCCTTCGCCCGTGGTGGGATCGTGGACAGACCGACCATTTTCCCCATGGCAAGGGGAGCCGGACTTATGGGAGAAGCCGGAGCGGAGGCCATATTGCCCCTGACCAGAATCGGCGGGGACTTAGGCGTGAAGGCCTACGGCGGAGGGACAGAGGTCAACATCTATAACAACGTGGGGGCCGATGTCACGACACAGGAACGCGCCACAGCGGATGGCTCGAAAGCGATTGACGTTTATATCGATCAAGCTGTCGCGAAAAAGCTTGGTCAATTCGGCTCACAATCAAATAAGGCAATCCGACAGAATTTCGGTGCGTCACAGCGATTAACGGGGAGATAAGCGATGAGTGTACCAGTTTGGCCGACAACATTACCTCAACAGTTGTTCGTTACCGGATACAATCAATCCTTCGCGGATACGACAATCAAATCCGAGATGGATGCGGGGCCAGCAAAAATACGACGCAGGTTCACGGCAGGCGTCGAGCCGGTATCAGGAACGATGATAATGACGGAGACGCAATTATCAACACTGGCCACGTTCTATAATACAACCCTGCTCGGCGGCTCTCTCCGATTTTCATGGACGAAGCCCCCTGCTCATACTACGGCCTGTGAGATGCGATTCACCGCTCCCCCCTCGTGGACGAAAGTGGAAGGGGAATTTGAAGCACAATTATCGCTGGAGGTACTGCCCTAGATGCCGACAACAAGCCTGAATTTTCGAGAAGCCGTCTTCGCACAGGAAACGGGCCGTGTGCCGATTGCCCTGATAACGCTCTCCCATGCTGATCTTACGGACGATATCAGAATCAGCACCGATCCGACGCAGGAGTTGACGGAATTCACCTCTGATACGCAGAAGGTTTACGGGACGATATCTAGCGGCAAAACATACATTTTTCTGCCCGTGAGAATAAAGCTGCCGGACGATACCGATGAAGGGCCGGGGGAGATGCAGCTTGAGATCGACAATGTCCATAGGGCATATATTGAAACAATCAGAAGCGTACAGACACCCGTGATATGCCGGGTTGATCTTGTCATGGACAACGCTCTTGACACGATTGATGCAAGCTGGCCGGAATTCAAGATGACTGATATCGTATATAATGCCACGACTATCACTGGAACGCTAAGATTAGAGACATTAGAGGCTGAGCCATATCCGGCAGGATCTTTCGTGCCAAGCTATTTCAGTGGGTTATTCTGATGGAAGAATATATAGGCATACCATTCCAGAAGAATGGAAGCGATCGAAACGGGATAGACTGCTGGCGCTTAATTGTCCTGGTTTACCGTGAACGACTTGGAATAGATCTCCCGGACTTTGCCGGTGTCTATGTTGACGGCTCCCTTGCCTCCCTGAAGAAAGTATCCCGAATGATACGGGATGAAAAGCAGGCATGGCAGAGGGTGGATAGGCCTCTTCCTTATGACGTGATCCTGCTCCGTACCGGCGATATGGTCTATCACGTCGGGCTGGTTATCGACAGAAAAAGGATGTTGCATGTCATGGAAGGCATCGACTCTACAATTGAGGAGTTTACGGGGTTACAGTGGCGGCAAAAGGTCGAAGGCTACTACCGTTACAAAGGAGTATCATGCAAGATAGGGAAATCATAGTTTCGCCGATGGCGTTTCATGCTCCGAAGGTGGTGAGCGTCGCTCATGGTTCGACGATTCTGGATATTGTGAATCTGCTCTATCCTGATACCTCCGTTATTGTTGAGATCGACGGCGTGCCGATCCATCGGGATCGTTGGCACCTTGTCCCTCCGGTTGACTCCCATGTCTTGATAAGCGTACCCCTGCATGGCGGTGGTGGCGGCGGCAAGAATCCATTGAGAACCATCTTGACGATAGCTGTTATAGCGGCGGCAGCGTATACAGGACAATGGTACCTAGCTACCTACGGAACGACTACTGCTGCCGGAGCATATACAGCAGGGTCGATAGCGATGTCTGCGGGGATGTCTGCAGGCGTAATGACTGCCGGAATGTACCTGGTTGACGCAGTCGCACCAATAAAATATTCATCCAGTGTCGGCAAGCGGCAAACTTACGAAGATTCACCAACATACTCAATCGGCGCAAAGGCGAACCGGGAAAATCCGTGGGGCGTGATTCCTGTAATCCTCGGCACCCATAAAGTCTTTCCTCCGCTGGGAGCAAAATCATATACAGAACTTGTCGGCTCAGATGAATATCTGCGCATGATCTTTGTCTGGGGATATGGGCCGATGAAGATATCCGATCTCAAGCTCGGAGATACTCTGCTCTCCTCGTACACAGACGTTGAGATCGAGACAAGAGAGGGCTGGTCTACCGATACGCCCCTTACTCTGTTCCCTTCAGTCGTTCAGCAGGATTCTATCGGGGCGCCTTTAACGTCCGTCGGGGGGCAGGTAGTGCGAACCGCAAAGGCCAACGTTGATGAGCTGTCTGTCGATGTTTCCTTCCCGCGCGGGTTGGTTGAATATAATAATCAGGGGAACAGAGTGGCAAGAAGCGTCACCGTCCTTATCCAATATCGGGAAGTGGGGGCTTCTACATGGATAAATGTTGAATCCAAGACATTCTCCGATCTCACAACATCGGCAGTTAGGTATGGTTGGCGGTGGAAGGTAAACAACACCAAACAATACGAGATCGGGATCACCCGGACAACGGCCGATACTGACTCCGACCGAATAATAGACGATGTGTACTGGACATATCTCAGAAGCATCGAGACCACCTATCCAATCACTTTTCCGCACCCGCTGGCCGTGACTGCTCTCAGGATCAAGGCAACCGATCAGTTGAGCGGGAACGTCGATAATCTGAATGGCATCGTTTCGTCCTATTGCCCTGTGTGGAATTCAGTGGCGAAAGAGTGGGGGACGCATGAGATTACGAATAACCCGGCTGCCCTTATTCGTCATGTCCTGACAGGCAAAGCGAACGCAAGAGCGAGAACGTCCACTCAGGTCGACAATGATACTCTCGGCGAGTTTTATGAGTTCTGCGAAACAAACGGCTATGCCTTTAACATGTACAGAGATTATCAGTCGTCGGTGTTTGAGACTTGCCAGGACATCGCTTCAGCGGCGCGGGGCTCTATCACGATCAAGGATGGCTTATGGTCTGTTATTGCCGATACGGGGGATCAGGCTCTCGTTCAGCATATCACGCCACGGAATTCCTGGGGGTTTTCTGCGGAGAAGCGATTGTATGACCATCCTCACGCATTCCGGATAAAGTTCAAGGATGAATTAAATGACTGGAATGACGATGAACGGATTGTCTATGACGACGGATATGATGCGAGCAACGCGACACTGTTTGAATCGATAGAATTCCCCGGCATAACAAATCCCGATCTGATCTGGAAGTTCGGACGATTCCACATAGCGCAAGCAAGGCTCCGACCTGAGATGTACTCCCTCTACATGGACTTCGAGCATCTGGTATGCAGGAGAGGCGACAAAGTCCGGGTATCCCACGATGTTCCGCTCTGGGGTTCCGGCTGGGGCAGGGTGAAATCACTCACCGCAGACGGTGGAAACATTACCCATATCACGCTGGATGAATTGGTAACAATGGAGGCAGGCAAATCCTACGCCTGCAGGTTCCGGTTGGCGGACGGCGGAACGCTGGTTCTGTCTGTCGTTACTGTTGCGGGAGAGACGGGTACACTTGAACTGACAACATCTGTTGCGGAGGCTCTTGGCCCGAAGGTGGGCGATCTTGCAATGTTCGGGGAGGCTGATAGGGAGACGGTGGAACTCCTGGTGCATTCGATCACCCGCGCCTCTGATTTCACGGCTCAGCTATTCCTCGTCGATGTTGCTTC